CTGCTAATTTGTGTGATCTTACAACTCTTAATTGCTTTCTTTGTTCTTTTGTGTAATCTGTTATTTTAGTTTTCATTATTCATGTCCATTATTGTTATCAAAATTTATTTCTCGATTTTTATAACGAGCCATATCAGATCTAGCCTGTTTTTCGCTTTTTTTTGTCTCTGTTCTTTCGTTGCTTAGAGTAGACAATATTTCTTTTTTGTTGTTTTTAATGTATTCTATTTCTTCTTCATTTAATGCTTTAACATTTGTTACCATTATTCTACCGTCTCCGTTTGTTCCAACAAATGTTTTTGTTCTTATTGTTTCTAGTGTTATTTTCATTTTGTTTCTCCTTGTTTTTTGTTTCTTATAATACTAATATACTAAACTAATGAAACAAAGTAAACAACAAAACAAAGAAACACAGAAAAAAGTATAAGATAAGCCCTGGTTTTATCAGGGCTTACGGGACATCCATTATTTAAGGCTAAATCAGAGTCTTTTCTTGCCATAAATACTTAACAAAACCCTTAATTCCTTGTGTGCTTCTTCATCATAATCATATTTTTCTAAGTACTTTTCATAAGCAATTATTGATTTTCTGCCTTCTCCTTTTTTAGATAATATTCTGGCAAGATTTTTTAAGAAATAATTATATTGAGGGTCGACTTTAATTACTTTTGAAAGATCTTTTATGGCTTTATCTATATCAATATTAAGAAGAACTAAAGCTCTTTCAAATTTCATCCTAGTATTATCAGGAACTAATTCTATTAACTTATTATATTCTGCAAGACTTTCTTCATACTTCTTTGAAAAACACAATATAGTAGCTTTGCCCCAAACAGCAGTGGGAAATTTTGGCATTAACTTTATTGCTTTATTTAACAAAGTTTGTGCAGTTTTAAAGTCTTTTTTATCTCTGCCAATAACAGTGGCTACATAAACTAACTCATTATATTCTATTAACTTAGTTTCATCTGGTATTTTTTTACTTTCTGCTAACGATCTGTTTTTTAATTTTACACATTGTCTATGTATTTTTAATGCTTCTACATATACATCAGAATTATATGAAGGATCATTTATTATTCTACAAGATTCTATATAAGGAACAGCCCAACTTCCTTTTTTTAAAAAATCAGCTGCATCTTTTAAGTTTGGTATTTTGTCATCTCTTTCTAAACTTTTATATTTGTTCTTATGTAGATTTCTTAATTTTTCTATAGTCTTTTCATATGTCTTGTTAAGACTTTCTGCTTCTCTGCTTGTTGCTTCTAATATTATTTTATTTCTTTTGAGTCTTATTTTAAGCTCGTCTTTACTATCTATTTTATAACGCAGTCTTCCTTCAACTGCCAATTCTTTACCACCTATTTGTCTACTCTCTGAATAAATAGAACTGACTAATAATGAATTTTTAGATGCCAACTCTTTTGCTTCATTAGAATATTTTTCATTTTGTTTTAATGCTTTTTTAACCGCAAAAGTATTTCCAGTTTCATCAGCATGCTTAATCTTTTCATTCCATTTCAAGCCTAATTCAGCTGCTTCTTTCAGCATCTTCATATCAAATGATTCTTTTTCAAAAATAGATATTGCAGATTTGACTTTCTTTTTAAGATTGGATGCTTCTTTTTTAAATTCTGAATTATATATTTTCACAATACTTCTTTTTATCTTGCTAAGATCATTTTTACAATATAATTGTTTTACTTTTTTGAGTGACATTTGTTTCGCACCTTCTATTCTAGCACCGCCTTGAGTAGCATCTATGACTTCTACTTCAGGCATTGCTTTTATCATATGTACAAAGCTAGTAATAAAAGATTTTAACCCTATGTTTGTGAGAACTTTTTCTCCGAAGTATCCATCAACATAAGTAGCAAATCCCATTTGGTGTTCTTTACCATCTAATTCTGGTGAACGTTTGTCTTCAACCTTCCATTGTATTATGCCATCACTATCTATTCTAACATCACCTTGACTGTCTGCATTAACTATGTGTGATTTTCCATCAGTAAGAGCAAGATCTTGACCTGTTAAAACAATAGGGTTACAACCCATTTTATTTGCAAGACTAAAAAGAAAGTGTGAGACCGAACCACCTTGATCTAAATAACCTTTATCTTTTAAAATAGATGCTGAAGTTCCTTCATATGCTTCATGATAAGGAGTTGATATTATAAATTTTGGTCCTTGCCATTTATCTAATAATTCTGCATGTGTTCGGTTAAGAGCTACTAAAGGAACTTGACTTTCCATCAATCCATTAAAATGTGTAATATTTACTTTTCCATAATCAACTGTTGTAATAAGATCTGGAACTATATCATAGGATAACAACACTCTTAATGCTTGTCCCACTGCCAATATCAAAGCAGATTTTTCTTCGTATATCTTTTTCAATATATGAATATTCTTAGTAAGACTTGGTCCAGTATTTACTAATATTGCAGGTTTGCCTTTGAACTTATCAAATAGAGAGCTTCCTCCTGGAAAACCTATAACATTTGGTACATTTTTAATGTCATTCAAGGCTATTTCTTTTCCAGCTGCCATGATTGTTCCTGTTCCACACTGTATTTGATTTATGGTATTTTGCACTTCTTCAACAAAATCTTTATAGATAGAAATTTTGATAGTTGTATAGGCTTCAACTGTTAACAACCATTTCTCAATAATAGTATTAGCATCTATAAATTGAATTGCTTGTCTCGCTCCAATCAAATCAGACACTAATACTAATCCACTTTCTTTAAGCCACTCTGAAAAATCATAATTGTTGAGTGCTGTATTTAATAATTCAAAACACGGTTCTACAACAACAACTATATGTTTTTTCTCTTTTTTACTTAATATGGCTTTAAGCAAGTGACCGCACCCAATTCCAATAATTACGCTGGCATCATTATTTTCAAATTTAGATCCCTTTACATTTTCTCTTATTTGTTTTCTAGCATTCTCCATATCATAAGCAGGATATAAAATATTAGCATCTGATTTTATTATAAAATTAAAGTCTCTGTTCTTACTTCTGGTGTGTGTTATCCAGTCTTCTTTTTTACATGCTAATATTGCTTTTGCATATTCTTTGTTAAATACTTCTATTATTTTAATATTTTTTTCAAAGTTTTTATTCTCCATTCAACTCTCCGATCTTGCTATTTCTTTTAATAATTCACTTATATTGATGTCATTTTTGTTGATTCTACGTAATACTTCTTGTGTTTCTTCTTGCGATTCTCTTAAAGCTATTCTTAAAATATTCATCCAAAGTGTGTTATTAGTGTCTCTTATTTTTTCTATTTTATAAACATCAGAATAAATTTTAGAATCTGTCATAATGTTTTCCTTGATGATTTTCTTGGATCAACATATTCTTCTTCAAATGTCTCACCTTCTTGATTATTTTTAAGAGCATCAATTCTTTTTATCTCTTTTTCCAATAAAACCTTTTCTGTTTCGGGATCTTCTGCCCTTCTGTGAAAAGTAAAATAGTCTTCTGATAATATGCCATAACAAGAGATAACTACATATTCACCATTTAAAAACATACCATCTCTAAAATTTCCCTCAGCAACCATTCCGATTCTACTTGCTATAGTACGCATGCCAGAGTTTGTGGAAGCTGTTCCTGTCCAAATTTTATGAAGATTAAGTTTTTCAAATCCATGTTTTAATAGTTTGTTACAAACAGCTTTTCCAATTCCTTTGCCATAAAATTCTGTTTCACCAATAACAATAGCGAGTTCAGCACTCCGATTAACCCAATTTATTGCTTGAAGACTAGCATTACCTATGTGTGTGTAAGAAAACGCAGAATCTTTTTTTAAAGAATCAGTATGATCCACTAAAATAGCATAACAAAGCATATTAGTATTTGATTTATCTAAACCATCAAGAAAATAATTCATCTCTTCTTTTGATTTAGGGAATAGTCCGTGACTATTATATTTAGTGACTTCTGGATTACTAAACCAAGAGTAATAGTGAGATGAAATTTTAGGGTCATTTAATAAAGTACGACAAAAAGATGCCAACACTATTTTTGTGTCATCTTTTAAAGTGATTTTATACATTGTTCGCACCATTGTTTTCCTCCATAAAATCTTTTATAAAATCTTGAAGTTCATTCTCCTCTAATTTGTGTGTATTATTAAAACTATTCAAAGAATCTTTATTCATCCCTTCTTTGTAATCTGGATTGATATCACTTGTTATCATGAAGTAACCGAATTTCTTATCTGATCCAAAATATCTTTTTGTATGTTTTATTTCTTCTGATGAAATAATGTCTTCATGTAATTTTTCACCTTCTCTAATTCCTATTTCTTCTACAGTTAAGTCTTTACCAAAACAAGAAATAAGATCTATTATTCTACAACTCTGCATTTCAGGAATAAATATTTCAGATCCTTCCATAGTAAGTAATTTATCAATAATAAAAGGAACCATTGTTTTCAAGCTAACAAAAAATCTAGTCATATCTGGATGTGTTAATGGGATGGGTTGATTTGCTTTAATCTTCTCCTGTATGAGCTGTATTAAAGATCCCCTACTCCCTAGCACGTTTCCATACCTACAACAAGAAAACAAAGTTCTCTCGGGCGCATATGTATTGCCGTCTATAAATAATTTTTCAGCTACTGTCTTAGTGGCTCCATAAAGATTGATTGGATACACAGCTTTATCTGTGCTTATGTGCATTACTTTTTTAACACCTGCATCAATGGAGCAGTTTATTACATTCATAGCACCATTTATATTAGTTTTAATTGCTTCCATTGGATCGTCTTCACAAGCGGGGACTTGTTTCATAGCAGCGGCATTTGTTACATAATCTACACCATTTAATGCCCTACTAAGTCTTTCTTTATCTCTCACATCTCCAATAAGAAATGATACAGGAGCAGTTCGTCCATAATTTTCTTGAATAAATTGTTTCATTTTCCATTGCTTGTACTCATCTCTGCTATAAATTCTTATTCCTTTTGCTTCTTTATTTCGTAACAGATATTCAACAATAGCTTTTCCAAGACTGCCTGTTCCACCTGTTATTAACCACTCCACTCCTTCTACTTCATCCCAACTCATATCTTTTCTCCTTCCCAATTTCTTGCAATTTGCATAGGGCGTAATCCATCTTTTGAATCAGCTCTTTGTCTTCTCTCTTCTTCAGTACTAAATGCAAACATATTAACCATGACTTTATATGCATCATTTGCATTTTCTATTGCTATTTTTAAATCAAACATATCCCAACAATGTCCGTGCTTACTTTCAATTCCTTTATAATCAACACGATCAAGATGTACTTCTATCCATCTCGCTCCATTACAAACAGCTGCAATTATTACTCCTTCTTTTCTTGAATGATCTGACCATCCTTTATACTTCACTTGTGACATTAAAGTATTTAAAGTTGTATCAAAAGCTTGTAATTTGTGCATACTTATATCTTCTGTTTTAGCTGGGTATTTAGAAACACAATCATATAAAACATGAACACAATTAGCTGCAATTACTGCTTTTCTGATTTCATCAGTATTAGCCATGCCTGTTGATATATGAAGAGGAATTTTTGTTTTTGCACACTTTAATATTAAACCTAATCTAAGAATATCAAAAGAACTGATTTTAATAAAATCTACATATGGCTTTATTACATCAACACTCTCTAAATCAAAAGGAGTACACCCAAATTTTATTTTATTATCAAGACAAATAGCAGCAATATTCTTTATAAAAGCTGGATTAAGTTCACTGTCTTTTAAGTCCTCTGGTATGTGTCCTGGAGCATACAACTTTTTTGCTTTAAATAATTGGAATTTAACTCCCCAGCATCCAGCTTGTTTTGCTTCTTCAATCAACAATCTTATTCTACTTAGATCATTGTTATGATTACTTCCTATATCTGCAATAAATCTTATTTTTTCCATATCATTTCCTTAACTTAATTGTGACAGATGCCATCCATTTGGTTGCTTTGTGTCTACAAGTTCTCCTAAATTAGAATATACTTTTTCAAATGCATTCACTATGTTGTTTATATCATTAAATTCTAATGGTAAGCTGTGGTAAAGTGATAAGAAAAAATCTTTTTTCCATAATTTTTCAACATTTGGAAATGTTCTTTCATAGTCACTATCAGAAAATTTAAGATTATCATCATCACCATAATTTTTAGCAAAAATTGGCATTCTATAAAGAGGTTTTATATAACCACACCCAAGCATTGGACGATCAGGTCTGCTTTTCTCTCCCATTAACTCTGCTTTTACTGCTGCTATAAACATGTCTCTTGTGGCAGACCCATTAGATAATAATTTACTTTGATCAAAATAATATGGATCGACATAATAAGAATTAGTGCATTCTTTATTGATTACAGGTTTTGAAATAAAAGGGAAAGCACACAATTTTTCACTTATACTTCTGCTGTTTTCTACTCTATCATATATATAACCCTCTAATCTTTTAAGTTGCTCCGACATTATTACTGCTTGTAATTCAGTCATTCTCAAATTAAACCCAAAAAATTTACTATATTTGTCTACAAACAATCTGTTTTTATCATTGGCACTAACAACAGCTTCTGAATGATTTCGTAATAAAGCAGCTTTAAAAGCTGTTTCATAATCATCAGTAACCAACATACCACCTTCTCCACAGGTAAGATGCTTGCCTTGAGTAAAGCTAAAACAACCAATATCTCCAATACCTCCTGCATATAATGCACCTCGTTTAGATCCTATTGCTTGTGCAGCATCTTCTATGATTATTAAATTATGTTTTCTTGCTAGGTTGTCTAATTCATATTTATATGGTTGTCCAAATAAATCCACAACTATTATTGCTTTTGTTTTTTCTGTTATTTTACTTTTTACAGAATTATAATCTAAGCAGAAATCATCTCTTCCAATATCAGCAAATACAGGAATAGCACCACAGATAAGAGGAGCAGTCGCAGAACAGCTCATACTCCAAGGTGTTACTATCACTTCATCTCCTTTTTCAAGACCAGCAGCAATACAAGCTAGTTGCAAAGCTGAGGTACAAGAATTTACAGCGACTGCATATTTAACATTAAATTTTTCAGCAAATTCTTGTTCAAATTTACGTACTTTGTCACCCCCCCAAAATTCTTTTATCCAGTTCCCTCGATAATTAGATAATGACTTGCCGCTATGCATATGCTCCCACACAGCTTCTCTTTCAGAGAGTCCGGTTGTGTATTGATCTGGAAAAGGTATATTGACTATTTTGTTTCCACCATTTATTGCTAATTTAGGCATTGTGTTTCTCCTTTATTTTGTGTGTGGGAATTGATCAGCAGAACTTGGCCCGCCTTTTTTATTGCTTTTATTCTTAACAACAGGCAAACTAAATTTTTTTCCTTTTTTTTCTAATCTGTGTTCATCTAAAAATTTCACATCAATAGTGTTGCCACTCTGATCTAATTTTCTGCTGTTTAATCCATAAACATTACAACCTGTTATATATTGTGTGCGTGATTCGACAATTCCTGTAAATCCTGTTATTACGTCTTTTACTCCATCACCTAATTCAAATTTAAAATTATCCATTGTGTTTCTTCATTATATTTTCTAAAATTTGTTGGACTAATACTGCATCAGATATACTACATTCTGGCTCTTGTGTTTTATTTATACAGCCTAGAACATTCTCGGTTAAACCAAATAAGGCTGTATGTATATTTGTCTTTTCTACTTTAAAATAATCAGAATCAAGATTATAATAATTACCATATATTTTTTCTTGTACAACTTTTATATGTCTTAATAAAGCACCGTGATTTTCTAATATAAATTTCCCTGCATCACAATGAATTTCTATTTCAAAAATAGAATGATGTTTTCCATCAGAAGGCAAGAACACAATATTTTTACATTTGTCATGTACCATATGCACAGTCAGAGAAGGGTCACCCTCATGCCCATCTTTAAGCTGATATGGAAGAATTTTAATTTCTAACTCATCTTGATGCTGAATGCCTAATAAATTACAGACCATATCGATGGCGTGACAGGCTTCATGTCTTATTCCCCTAGTATATCTAATTACGATATCATATATTGTCCCAAACAAATTCTTTTCTATTGCTTGTTTTATTTCTCTTGTCTGATAAACAAATCTTCTGATATAGTCTATAATATATGATCGATCATTCATAATAGCATCAACCCTAACTATTTCTTCTATTTCTTCTGTTTCTTTGATTGTGCTGCCAACAGGTTTTTCTAAAACAATTACTTTTGGGTTTAAATAATGAAGCACTTCAGAAAGTACTTTTTTATGGGTGAGTGTTGGAGTAGCTATCACAACGACATCGACAACTTTACCATGAAAAAACTTTACACCAGTACTGACAGAATCAAATCCCCATTTATCATGTGCTTTCAATGCTTTTTCTGAATCAACATCAATAATCCCAAAAAGATTAAAAGAAGGATGCTCTGAAAAAGCATGTGCATGAGTCAATATCTGTTCTGGATTATCAGGATTATCATACCTGCTATCTTTTAAAGCACCTATGCTTCCAGCACCTATTATCACTACATTAAATATATTCTCCATTCAACTCTCCTTATTTGGATCTTTTCTTTTTATATGACTGTTTATTTTTAACAATTCTGGATGTTTTGTAAGTAAGTCTCTTATCTCTTGCCAGCCAAATATTTCTTCACTGTCTTTGAAGTAATAACAAATATTCCTTAACAATTCAAGATCTTCTTTAGTGTCTAATGTTACTGACCAACCTTTATCATAAAAATTCTCTTCACAGAACTCTTTATAATAAACTTCAAGTACTCTGTGAAGTTGTTTTTCAATCTCTGCTTTATAAACAAGTATATTATATCCACAATGAGGAACAATTATATCCTGTGAATTTTTATTTATATTAACACTTGCTTTTGCAATTTTATAAGCAAGTATTAATATCTCTTTGCTATAAATTTGAACATCAAACCCATCTGGAAGTGTTCTTTCTCCAACAAAAGGAAAAACATTAGAAATATAATCTAATTTCTCATCATAAAAAATATCTAACATTTCTTGTATTTGTAAAGGATCTATAAAAGGACAATCAGATGTCACTTCAACAATGACATCTGCATTTTCTTCTATTGCAACAGCTAACACTCTTTCTATTACATTTCCTTCTGCCATACCTTTAATAATTTTAGATTCTGCATAATCTTTAATGAAAGTACTTTTACACCCATCCCAAATTTGACCGTACCTATTGTTAACAAAATCAGTGTCTTCTTCTGTATTAGGAAAAGCAAAAATTTGTCTATCTATTCTTTGTACTTTATTGAGACGCATGGCAATATGATCTTGTGTGTTGAAATTACTTCCTTTCCATTTTAGATGCTTTGCATTTTTTCTTGGTAACCTCGTACTTCCCATTCGAGTGGGTATAATTGCCACAACTTTTCTTCCATCACTTAACATATGTTACTCCTCTATTCTTTTGGACTCACATTTTACAGGGACAACTTTTTTAATATGAGTATCATATTCAAGCATTTGAGTTATTCTACCGCCTTCATAGTGTGTGACAAAAACTTTATTCGCGATGCAATGAACACCACCTTCGTCGAATCTATTATTTCCAAATGTACTAATATAATATGTACCTGTTAACTTTGTCTTTACTTTCTTTTCTTGAATATCATCTACATGATAGTATGAACTATATGGATCACTACAAGCAAAAGCAGACAACAACATAAAACTAATAATTATACCAAATAATATTCCTCTCATTATACTAAATAACATGGCTCACCTCTTTCCTTTTTATTATTTTAAAAACTTTATCACTGCTTTCAATCAATTCGTCTTCATGTGTCACAATTATAAATTGTATTCCAAGTTTATCACTTATCATCTTAACCATTTCACCAGCTTTTGCTTGCTGTGTCTTGTCTAAGAATCTAAATGGTTCATCCAATACTATAGTATTATCACTTTTTGGATTTTTTAAATTCCATAAGGCTATCCTTGCTGCAAAGCTAGCAACATCAACAACACCACAACCAGTATCTCCAATAGGAGCAAAGCTGTGCCCATTTTTAATAAATCTAATATTTGCTTCTGTCTGATTTCTTTTAATATCAAAATCAATAACAAATTCATAAGGATCATCAAATACAGCACAAAGAGCAAGACTAACAATTTCAGAAATACGATATTCTAATTCTTGTTGTGTTTTTTTGCCTACTCTTAAAAGCAATATTCTTGCTTCTTCTATATGTATTATATTATCATCCAATTTTTTTATCTTGTTTTTATCATCAGTAATTGATTGTAAAAATTGATTGTGTTTAGATTTAGTAGAAGCAATTTCTTCTCTTATGATGTTTATTTCATTTATCATACTATTGCATATTTTCCTTTGAATTCTTTAACATCATTTTCCAAATCTTCTTGCAATACTTCTAGCTTATTAGACAGGTCTTCTATTCTCTCTCTTGCTTTGTCAATATCCTTAATTTTAAAATCTACAGTTAGTTCTTTTAATATAGCATCTACTTTACCATTTTCTCTTTCAGCAAGTAATTTCTTTTCTGAAAGAGATTCATTTAATCCCATTATTTGTTTTGTTAAGCTATCATTTGACATCAAAAGACCCCCATACATATTCTTTAGTTTTTTCACTTATTTTATTAACCATTAACTCTTCCTTCATATTATTTTTATAACTTAATGTCATCTCAACATCATCTCTCATTTTAGAAACATAGGATTGCATTCTCTCATCCTCTTCTTTTTCTTTGTCTATGTGGTCTCTGCTAACCACTTCTTTTTTTATTGGGAGAAAATGCTGTTCTACAGTATTACTACTTTCTTCATAAAGAAATATGCATGGTTTGTGATCAATCTGTGCTGCAGTTGTTCTCATAAGACTGCCAGGATTCACTAATATTCTGTTTTCATACTCTTCAACAAAAGTTTCATGATTATCTCCTGATATGATAATATCATATTTTGAATTAGCACGTAATACTGCAGCAGCTTTTTTACTTATGCATTTGTCATTTACTTTTAAAGGATTGTCTCGATGAATCATCTTATGTATCATTCCTATATTTCTTGTATTACCAGTCCCAACAGTAGCAATTGTTTCTAAAATAGTTTTATAGACGACTACATTATCTATTGCATTTTCTAGTATGGCAAGTGAAGAATCACTATACTCATTTATGTTATGATCTGGAAGATCATGATTTCCAGGAATAATAATAATATCATTTGTTGCTTGCTTAAATACATCAATCCAGAAATTATCATCTCTTTTTGACAACCGTCTTGGTTTATTAAAAACATCACCTGCAACAAAAATAGGACATTTATACTTGTCTTGAATAGATAGAATATACATTATTTTATTATACATTGCTTTTAAGAAATCATCTGTTCTGCATACTGGTGTGTCATTTCTTATGTGCCAATCAGCTGTAAATATAGCATCAACTTTTTTCATTTCTAATTCTTTCAAGTGTTTTCCTTTTTTTATCTGCATTTACTCTATATCGTTTTCTCATCCAAGCATTTCGGCATGTTTTACAATACAAATGTTTGTTAAGGTGCTGTTGAAGATCTTGATGAAAATCATCTTCTAATGATTGCTTTTTACCTTCATGAATACAATCTTCATTTCTACAAACTCTTTTCTTATCAAATTTTTCAAGACTAACTATTCTATTGTGTTTTTGACTCATTACACATCTCCTTGCCACATAAAGGACAACTTTCAGGCATAATTTCTATAAGTTCTTTTTCTTCAAATTTAATAGCAGCCATATTTCTCGCTAATTTTTTCTTTGTCTCTGAAAGACTTTCTACAATAGATTCTAATCTTCTCAACATTTCTTTTTCCTCTAAAAGTTTCAATGATCTTTTATTCAACTCTTCCAACTCTTCTTGTGCGTCTATAATATTAAAATCAGCTATTGTTTTTAAACTGGCACAAGTTTCATCATACTTCTCTATTAAATTATATAATTTTATGTGTTCTTTTTCTGCTTTACATAAATGCCCATCATCTGTTATTAAAAGAATCATTGCTGCTTCTGCCTCTTTTATATCAAAATTCGCAATCTCTTTTAATCTTTCTTGTGCTTGATCATATTTATATATTAGGTCACCTGTATCAGACAACAGATTTCTAGTCCGAGTTTCCATTCCTTGTTTCAATTCTATATCAGCAAATTCTTTTTCAGCTTCTACAACCCATTGTACTTTTTCAATCCCTTCTTCTTGCTCTTCTAATTGCTCTTTTATTAAATCTCTTCTGCTTGTTTCATTTTTTAAAGTCTTATCTATATTCTTTTTAGTAGTGTCAATGTCTTCAAGGTTTACTATTTTATTAAAATATCGAGCAACCTCTCCAGCACTTTGACTTAATAAGAAGGGTTGATCTAATTGATTTTGAATATTCAGCTCATCAAAATTTAATACTTCTTTAACTGCTTCTGGAACATCTTGTCCAAATCCAGTATACATTTCAATTTTTCCTTCTTTCTCACCTTTTTCTGTTTTAAATATAGAATATTCATTTTTACTTTTTGTCTTAATTCTACTTATGTGAGTATTTCCTTTATAAATAGTGACTCTACAACTATCACTCCACTTGCTTATAAAAGAATCACCAGGAGGCTTATTGTCCGTCACTAATTTAATTGCTCGTATTACCGCAGATTTTCCAGAGTCTGTCTTACCTATTATAGTATTTACTCCAGAACAAAAATCAAGTACTGTTTCTTTATGCGATTGATAATCATATATTTCTAAACTATTTATCATCGTTTTTCCTTGAAGAAAGTTTCTTTTGCATATCAATAATTCTTCTCTCTTTTAATTTTCTTTGTCTTTGTTTCTCTGCAAGATGATTGTCAGATATATGACCATCAGGTATTTTATTAAATGCTTTCTTGTCTTTTTCTTCTATTTTTTGAATCAATCTTTTTTTAGTAAATTTATCCATTACTTTTCCTATACTTATTATTTATTCTTAAGATAATTTCTTTTTGTTTGTCTGTATATTCACCCGACCAATTATAACAAACACTAATAAATTCAAGTTCCCAATCAGAGAATCTGCTGCTTATCTCAGAAAGTTTTTCAACAATTTGTTTATGTTTTATTTTAACACCATTTCTTTTACCGAGCATAAGATTCTCCTTTTTAAACTCCCCTAGTCTTGGCACATACTAGGGGAGTTTATATAAAATTTAGCACTATATAAAATTTAATTTTCCCTTCCTAAGAAGGAGCGGTCTTTCCCTGCCGTCATTTGTCCAAGGATGGAATCGCACCACCGACTCATTGACTTGCTTAAGGTCTTACAATGTATCCACAGAGTTAAGCCTTTTCTGTGGATAACTGGAGCCAATAATCTAACAAGAAGTTTGGAAACTGTCTTGCTTACACTTGGACTAATTTAAAAGATCATTTATGAACAATATTTTCTTAATGCATAATCTGCTAATAATAAACTCTCTGCTTTTCCATCCATCATACGTCCCCTTTCTGTATAAAATTTAACAGAAGGGAATAATTTTGCAGCCAATTCAACACTTGCTTTTTTATCTTTTTTAAATAATGAATATTCTCTTTTCCACTTAGAAGGTGGAATTTCTTGATATGCAATATCAGTTAAGTCTAATACAGCAAGCATTTTTCCATAATTAGTAAAAGAAGTTCGTAAGCCTTTTATGTTTTGTTTTGGCATTGCTATAGGACTTTCAAGTACAACAAAAAAAGGAGTAATGTCACCAACTTTTGCACTAAATAAAGATCTATTAGTATTTATCAACATCAATTCTTCGAATGATTTAAAGAAATCTTTAGCAGACAAATCAATACTATGGTGCACCAATTCTTTTGATAACAGTACTTTTCTATTCTCGTCTATAAATGAAATAGCACCTTTACCTCCTGGATCAATCCCTCCGAATATCATCAATTTTAGTCTCCCATCTTGATTTTTTACGTTTTGTTGCAATTGAATCTTCTATTTCGTTCCACATAGCAACTACTCTCTTCTTCAATTCTTCTTCAAGATCATTTTCATCAATATATTTAATTAAAGCAGATGGTGAATATTCTTTTCCATCCCATTTTACTTTTAAAGTTCTGTTTTTACCTTTTTCAGTTTTCAAATCATATAAATATTTTATATTACTACTGATATTATCAATTCCATAATCAAATAAAAGTTCAAGATAGCAACTTCTAAATGGCTTTGAAATCTTAGCTTTTTTAGTTTCTGCCTTTATACATATTCCAATTGGTCTGCTTTTCTTTTTTAACTTCTCAATTTCTGTTAACCATAGACAAATATTTGCATAAAAATCCATCGCTTTTCCACCAATTCTTGTATAACGTGGTCCTGGCATTATGCTTATTCTTTCTCTTACTTGAGATATTATTATCAACAAACAATTCTTATTTTTTATCTCTAATTTTCTAAGTCTAAAAAACTCAGAAAGAAACTTGGCTTTATTCATTCCATATGTACCAGTATCTAATGTTTTACCAACAGCAGCGGCTTTTTGCCTTTCTATATCTCTTTTTTTTTCAGCTTCTGAACTTAATGCATCTAATGAATCAAGCACATACATAAACATTTCATCTTTTTTAAGATCTTTCAATTTATTGTTTAAGTTATTAGAGAAATCTTCTACTGTTTCAGAGGCATATTCATCTTCTGGAAGCACATTAAAGCCATACATGCTTTCTGTATCAAAAGAAAAACCTGCTTCTGCATCATCATAAAACCATTTTAATTTATCTCCAAGCAATGCTCTTGCTGTTGCTATTAGTTCACATGCAAGATATGATTTGCCACTGCTTTTATCCCCTACAATATTAACCATCGTCCCTATTGAATAACCACCTTGAACAACTAAATCTAAAAGATCACATCCAGTAGGAATTAAAAATTTACCTTTTCTTGTTGAAAGTTTTTTTGTGTTCTTACTCTTTATTTCTTCAATTGTTTTATCAATATCTTTTTTGCTGTTTATAATAACTGTAGCTTTTCCTGTTATTTTAGCCATTAGCAAGTTCCCTCAATTTTACAGCATCTTCTTTACTTATAACCCATCTTGAAAAAAATAATCTTCCAAGTCCTTTCCTTTTTAGAATCTGAACAACGCCCGCAGGCGTCATTCCAAATTCTTCAACAAAGTCTTTTGGTTCATAATACTCAATTCCGTTTATAATTCTCATTCAAAACCTCTAGTCTTCATCTTTGTCTAAATTTTCCTCAGATTTTTTAGCACACTCTTTCCAAAGCTTATCCTCACAATCGTCACATGCATCTAACTTGTCACAGTCTCTTCCAAAAACTCCTTTTTTATCAGGACAGACTGGACCAGATTTTTTCTCTTTTTTGTCACGTTTTCTTTCTCTCTTTGGTTCGTCTTCTTCTGCTGCTTTCTCATCATCTGGAGTGGGTGCTTCTTTTGGAGAATCTTCACTTGTGTCTTCTAAAATTTCATCATCTTCATCATCCTCAATGCCTTCAACTAAAGCAGCAAGTTCAAAATAATCAGGAATAACAAGAAACTCATCAAGACTATATGCTTCATCAATTACATCTTCTGTATATGGTTTGTCACGATCTACAAAAGAAAAATTTACTGGTTTTATGTATTTAAATTTTTCATTATGTTCACCACGAAACTTGATACTTTTGCCTTCATCAATATCAGCATATAAAATTACTTCCTCATCATCAAGAAATGCTTCTTGAACAATTTCTTTTTCTGTATGAGGGTGTGCACCATCCCATATTTTTATAGCTGAGTCTTTGTCTTTAAGGTCTACGACATTATAAATAGCTCGTCTCTTAGGATACAAAGCCTTAACAACGTCTTCATCGAAATCACCAGAATCTTTTAAAGAAGTTATTTTGTCACAAGCAGCACAAGGTTTTCCATATGTGTTTTCCATACAAAGAACTTTGTCTCTTTTCACTCCTAAATTTCGGTGCACCCAAATGTCAAGAATGTAGTCAATATCTCCCTTTTTAAGAGTAGGGTGTTTGCTCCCTGTTACATAAGGAACGATATCAATAAGATTTCTGCCATCTTCTGTTTTCTTTACTTTGTAGAATTTCAAGTCTTCTTCAGAACTAACGTTTAAATAATTTTCGCCACTGATGCCATAGTCATCACGTGTTTCATGACTCTTTTTAGTTCTGTTTTTTATTGCATCTTTATCATATTTTCTTTTTTTCTCTTTACTCATAATCATGCTCTCCCTTCTTTTAATTTCTTTCGTTGAATATCTTTGTTTTTTTCTATCAATATATCATCCATACTTTTACTGTTATCAGCTTTTTTCAACTCTTTTGGTGATGAAAAATAACTTGCAAGCCAAAGCTGGACAAGATTTTCTAATGCTTTTTTCTTGTGGTCTAAAGCTTTTACTGCTGAAGAAAGAGTACTATACTTTCTTTCTAAAACACCCAATGCTTTTAATTCTAATTGATAAGATCCATGCATAGTTATATTTGAATCAATTACTTTTTCAGTGAATTTAATCCCTTTTTCAAAAAACTTATCCCTAAAATAAATATCCAACTCAGCTTTTGTGTAATCGATTTTTTCTTTTTGGTCTCTTCTATCTGCATCTGTTTCAGCAAGCATAGTAGAATATTTTCTGTAAAGATTTGGCTGCTTCATCCATTCTTTATCAAGTTGATCTTCATCAATCATACAATCATTTTCATAATTTGTTAAACCACTCATTTTTTTCTCCTGTATATTGTCTATATATAATATAGCTCCAAAGTTAAAAATTTTATGCTTTTTTGCTTTTAAAAGCTTATTTTTTCCATTTCTGCCCAATTTCCATTTATTTTACTTACTTCCACATCAACCTCAAGTGGAACAATAATCCATGAAAATTCTTTTTTAATATCCTGTGTCATTATTTTTATAATGACAGGCAACAATTCTTCTTTTTCATTTGGGTCCATATCAAAAACAATAGAATCATGTATTTGATTTACTATTTTTGTCTTGTACTTATTTGTTGTTAAAAATTTGTTAACAGTAGTTAAGGACCACAATAAACAATGAAAAGCACTGCCTTGAATAGCATAGTTTAAAGCATCATTTTTTTTCATTTCTCTTTTTAATGTAAAACCTGTTAATGTTTCAATCACCCCTATTTTTTGGTATTTTTCCCATGTGTCTTTTTTCCATTGATTATATATTTTAAATTTTTTGTTCCAAAAATCATGTTCTATTTTTTTTATGTGAAAATAAAAACCAGTACAACCAATTATTTTATTTTCATTGCTCCTAATAATTTTCCCTAATTTATTTATTCCGTTTTTTGCTAAATGCACTTTGATTTTATTATCAATTGCATTCCATATGTTTTCAGCACATTCTTTCCACCAACTACCATAAAACTGAGGAAATACAAAATTATTTTTAATGATATATCTTGTTTCTTTTGTTATTTGTTCTTTATCCATTATATATATTTTCATCGCTTGATCTCTGTGCATATCAGTAGCAGCATCTTTGATATATTTAATCATTGCTGGATCTTTATGATAACAGGCAGAAACACAAACTTCTATTCCAGAATAGTCAATTTCCATGAGTATATTACCAGGAGTTGAAACAATACCAGTACGCACTATGTTTTTAGCAACTTCATCATGGACTGGTATATTTTGTAAGTTAGGTGAGGAGCAACTTGATCTGTAAGTAGCAGCCATATTAAGATTAAAAGAACAATGTATTTTATTGTTTACACTTTCTTTTAATATACCATTTATATAAGTATCCCTTATTTTTTTTAATTTTCTCCATTTCAATATATATTTTATAAAAGGAAGATCAATAACTTCTAATACTTCAACATCTATAGAAGGATTGTTATTAGCTGTTTTTTTAACAGAAACTAAATTTAAAATGTCAAATAACAACACAGTTAAATTTTCATTAGATGTATGCTTAAATTCTTTTTCACCTTTCCATTTTTTTACTTCTTCGCTATTTTTTATTTTTTCTGTTAATGAATCCATTTTTTCTGTTAAAATGTATTTTTGTTTATAATAATATTTTTCATTTATTTCAATGCCGTTTTGTTCAATTTTAGATAATTCAATTAGTCCTTTATGAAATAAAGTATAAGCTTTCAAATCCCTTTCACACATAAACAATTCTTGTTTATTCCACAACTTCCATGTTAATAAAGCATCTTTAGCGCAATAAATCATTAATTTTTTTTGGTCACATTCTTTAATAGCATTAAAAGCATTACCAGATTTTTCTTTAGATTTAATATATTTATTTGTTTCTTCTCCATATCCTTTAATGCCATAATTAAAATAAGATTGAATTTTTAATCCTGTTGTTCCACCTCTGTTATCAAGAATATGAGCTACAATCATAGTATCCCAGTACCAATTATTTGTTTTTGCTTTTAAAATAGTTTTAAACCAAGTATTTTCAAATTTTATATTGTGTGCAATTTTTTTTATTTCATTATTTCTCAGCACTTTTTTTAATTCAAAAATAAATTTTCTGTCTTTAAAACAAGGAAACACTTTTACTTCATCATAATTAGTTGCAATAGCAATGCATATTATTTCATGTTCATTTGCATGTGGTTTTATTCCTGTTGTTTCAATATCAATTGATATAATACTTTCAGGTAAAATATTTCCTATCTGTTCTAAGAACAACACAGCTTCAAATGGATTGTCTATTATAGTAATATGTTGATCTAAATTTGAGTTGTCTTTAAATGGTGTATCAAATTTAATTGCTTTTTTTAATTGCACTTTAAATTGTTTATGTGTAATTTTATCATCTATATTTCTCAATAAATATGAAGGATGATACATGGGAAATATCCAACATTTTAAATCTTGATCAGGAATTTCTTGTCCAATATATTTAGATATACTAGTTTCATTAGTAAGTGCTTCGAGTGCTGTTGATCCAAAAACTATTATTTTTTCAGGTTTCTTACTTTCAATTACTTCTAATAATTTAATTCTACAGCATTTTATTTCTTTTTTAGTTGGTTTACGATTATCAGGTGGTCTACAAATAACTGCATTTGTTTTCCAAAAATCATTATTTAAATTATACCCTAATGTTCTTAATGTTTTTCTCAAGAACTTACCAGCAATACCAACTAATTGTAAGCCTAATTCATCCTCTGTTTTACCAGGTGCTTCAGCTATAATAAGTATTTTTTTATTTCCATTGCCTGTAACTTTCATTTTAGGTGTGTTGCATTTTAAATATAAACCACACTTTTCACAGTCATATATAGTTTCTTTTTTCTTTTTAATTTCATCCATTATTATCGTTCCTTTTTAAATCATTAGTAGATAATATTTTCTTAACTGTTTTTGTCTCTTTCATATTATGAAGCCAACTCTAACCACATCATTCTTTCTTTTACTACTTCCCATCCAGGAAAGCCATTAAAATTTCTGTCATCAATATAAACATGAGCAAATATTTTAGGAAATGGTTTGAATGTTGATTTGTCAGAATTTTCATTTATTTTAGAATAGTGAATACCATTTTTATTTAAAAAATTAACCATGTCTTTATATTGCTCAGGAGTATCTGCCACGCTGCGACATGTCCATATTATGACATCATGCCCTTTATCATATATCCAATTTATTACTTCTTTTGCCATAGGTAGTAAATTACCTATCATTGGAAACTGGTGTTCTACTATTGTGCCATCAAAATCAATTGCTATTATCATTTACTGCTCCTTCTGTTATAAAAGATGGTTGTGCCCCAATGCATAACACAACCATCTTTCTTCAATTTGTATTTTATCTAACTCATTTTGTTTAACTAGTTGGTGGAATCACCTCCTTCGCTCCTATTGCTGCGATTTAGTTATATATAACTTCACATTAGACTTTCAATATAATTCATATAAAATGAGTTTGACATTTCGATTTCCGTCGCTTCACTCAAAAGCTCGGTTTGCAGTATGACCGTCCATAAATTTAGTTTTTTACCAAAAAGGATATGCCTTCCTTTTACTGAGTCTTAAGGCCCATAACGGACAACCCAACATTTAAACATATGCCCTGTCAAACGAACTGTCATCACGTTAGCACCAAAACAAGGACTTTAGGGTGTCTACACAAGATGGTACTCATTGGGAGTTGTCTTAGTTTACCCAGTCCCTTCCATCAATCCAGTACTTTTCAATCCAGTACATGAGTCTAAGTACCTTCTCTGCATCTACTTATAATATAGCTCTAACAGTTGTTTCTTTTTGATTTTTTTTCATTTATATAATTTTTTACTATGATAAAAATATATTTTAAAAAATCAAGAATAAGTAAAAGCACAAAATATAATACAAATAAAGATATAGTAAGCTAAATTTTTTTTGTTTTTTCAAAATTGCTATAAAAATTGTAGCTCCTATTATTGCAAGTTCTAATTTCTCCATATCAATCTCCTTTATTTTTCCTTAATTATTTCTTTAGCTTGCCAACAAGCTAATCTATTCTCCATTCTAATGCTTTTGTATTTATTATTTTTATCATGATATAATATATTTAAATAAACATGGCGTGCTCCTATGCTTGTACCAAACCATGTAGTAAGACTTAAAACAGCAACATTTTGTCTAAAATCACTCATTATTAAACGCTCCAATCTACTTTTGTATCTCGTTCACGAACAGGAAAATAATTACCTGCTACTGGATAATTAACTAATATTGAATGAATTTCTGTTTTATATATCTTTAGTGTTTCTTTTTTCTTTTTTGTTAATTGGTCTCTTTTAAAAAAAGCAAATTTCATAATATCACCTCCGATTTCCACTTACTATCAAGATAAGGTCTGCCAATTTTTAATTGCTGCAACACTACAACTTCTTCTGTTGTGTCAAAATCATCATGTCTATTTATTAAAGATTTAACTCTCATAATGCCTTGTTTCTTTTCATCAGGTGTTTGATTTAATGCAAACATAGCTGCAACATGATTCAGCTTTCTTATGTCTTCTGTTATATCACCTTCTTCTATGTCTCTGTTAAAAGTTCCTCTATTACTATGCGTTCCTGTTACAAACAATAAATGCTTTATCTGTGCAATACTTCTGCCAATCTTCCAAATATAATCTATTTGATTTCTGTGATCTGCTTTTTTACTTGTTCTAAATATATCAAAGTAATCACAAATAATAACATCTGGAACAAAATCATCATAGTATTCTAAATTATCAATCACATCACTAAATTCATCTATATCTAAAGAATAAGCAGGATAACACACAACTCTAAATCCACTATTCTTTACCATATTTTTTATAGACTTTAATTTCTTTTTCGTTCTATTGTGTTTTATTCCTTTTTTAAAAGAAGTCTTTTGTTTTATATTTCCATAATCATCAAAATAAGGCACTTGTACTTCTGCTTCTTTTCCACCTTTTGTCTCAGAAAGTATTCTCATATATATTCTTCTAAGTACTTGTTTTTCAGGCATTTCAAGACTAACAAATAAAACCTTTAAGCCTTGCATGATCGCAAGTATTGCAATTTCTTGCATCCACCAGCTCTTTCCTCGTTTTGGTGGAGCCACTACTGCAATTAAATCTTCCCTATTCCATCCACCAAGCATTTTACCGAGATCACCTGGAAACTTCAGCAAATAATCATCATCTTCTGAAAAAAATACATTTGCCATAGAATTGTTATCACTAAAAACATCAACGCCTGTGCTTCTTATTATCTTTGCTCTCCGAAAGTCTTTCATGATATTTTCTGCTTCATCAGGTTTTCCGGCAGCAATGGCGCCATTTAATTGCTCAGTTGCTCGTTTCAGTTTTTTGAGTCTAAAGAATCTTTCAGCTCTATCTACTTCATAATCAACATTATAATTTTTATCATCATAATTATTGTTTAAAGTAACTAAAAACTCATGTATTAAATCAGCTGTATCTTCATCTAATTCTTCTTTCTCGTTTTCATAAATATCTTTAATTGTTTTTTTAGGTGCAGAGTTGTACTTTTTATAATAATCAAGACACCATTGACAAACTATTTTTGACATCTTTATTTCAAGCAAAGATGTTTCGCAAAACTCTTTGATGTTTTTAATAAAATCAGAACTTATTATCATGCTAGTTATTATCTTACTTTCATCACTTACATCTATTTTATTTTTCTTATATATATTGCCCATGATCACCTTTCTTTATTTTTGATTGTTTTCAATCTGAAAGCAACAACACATTGTTTTTTTCAATCTGAAAATTCTTATTATATCCCTGAAGCACTTCTTCAATTGACAGGTTAAGTTCTTCAGAGGCTTCATGAGGAGTCTTAATCCAATTATTGAGACGACCAGCTTCTATGTTTAGTTTTTTGATAAAGTTTTTTGCTGGCTTACAATGAATGTTTCCATTTTTGTATGCTTTTATTTCCATGAATTTAGACCCATCTTTACATAAAAAAGCAACTCCTTCTCCAGGATACCATTCGAAATCGTGAGAATTACTTGTAACATCAAACCCTAGATTCTTTCCAATTGTTATAATATCGTTTATATAGTTGTGACTACTACTTTCCATTTTACTATTATATTCACCGAAATTACTATAACGTTCAAAAACAAGTCTATAATCTAACTTGTAATGAGTAACATGTTTTTGACAATAACGCCAATTATCTTCAATAAAATGTTTATTTGATTTATAGTTTATAACATTCTTGCTATTTGACATCTCTAAATATACATCAAGCAATTGTTCATCTATATATTTATTGGAATTCTTAACAGCCCATATAACTATTGCGTAAGCATTCGACACTGAAAAATCAACTGAAGTATGTTCTGTCAGTTTTATTAACAAGTTTGCCCTGCTCTTTTTTGTCAATCTATCCGTTAAAGTATTTAAGTTGTTAAACAACTCATCCCAGTATAAATTCTTCAATCCTTCTATTTTTAGTTTTAATGAAGATTTTACATTATCTATTTTGATGTCTAATTCTTCAAATATCTCATAATCTAAATCTTGAAGTAAAGAATAATTCTTAAATAATTTCGACATATCCTTATCATATAGCTCGCTCAATCTTTCTATTAAATTTTGTCCTTTTATAAGTTCTCTCATTTTTTCTTTTTTATTTTGTTTATTCTCATATCCGGTTGAATACGAACTCTCCTGCTTATCTGCGTTTATCTTGAACGTATCGTCAAACCAAAGATCAAATGGATCAGCTTTGTCGTATCTGTCTTCTTTAATTTGAAACCTTACTATTTCTACAATTGATCGTGCTTTTCTATATTCAGACTCTTTAAAATTAGAGGTTCCGATTATTGTATGCTTTACATTTCTTTGTTCTAGTGTTGACTGAATAAGGTCGCTATTTTTCCATCTTTCTGGAATAACCATGTATACAACTTTACTATTTGCTTCATTTATAATTTTTTCAGTCCACTTTACAAACTCTGAATAAGGTGGATTACAAAAAATGACATCAACTTGTTTATCTATTAGAGTTTGTTGTAAAAAATCAGTTCCAATGATGAAAATATCAGAAGGCATTGCATCTATGAGAATTTTTGATTTTTCTATTGCATACTTAGTATAGGAAAAGACTCTATCGTATTGATCTTTAGGTTTTGGTATGAATTTATCTAATAGTTCAAACACGTTTCCATTACCAGATCCAATATCTAATATGGAAATATAGCCATTATCTTCTGAACTTAAGATATCATCGCTAACTACTTTGACGATGTCCTTTGTAGTTGGATACCACTCGTGATCTTGATTGTTTTCTTTTAATTCTGTTATTAGATCTTTTGTTCGTTTTTCCATAGTTTTAAACACCACGACCGATATTTTTCAATACGTCTACTACATTATTTGCGCTATAAGCACCTGCTACATATACTTTAATCATTAGAATCTCCTTTCTGAGAAATTTGTATTTAGGTTATTTTTTATTCCTTCTGTATTCAATAATAATATTTATATCTAATCCACAATTTATAAAATCCTCACACAGTTTTCTATTAACATCATTGCCTAGATATGTATAAACTAAATCCCTGAAATCCTGCTCAAATGGGTAATAGCCTAGATAGTGACTCAATTTTATAGCAAGAGCATCCCGTGTTTTTTTTTTGGTAAACCTTTGCAAGCTGGTCGAGAGCACCAGGCTATAACTTTACATTTAAAATCTAACACGGTTTTAACGTCTTCCAATAAAAGGTAAATATTATATTTTGGGTCGAGTATCAACTCATTATTATTATTGATAAAAGACTTGGTAAAAACTTGAGATATTTTATTTATCTCCATTTGTAATGTATTTTCCATTTTCTTTTCCTCTATACAAAAAGTTGTCTTATGTTATGCTACTCAATATATGTGCTATTACCTCAACCGTGAAACTGTTACCTAAAGCCTTATATCTTTGAGTATTGCTTATGCCTTCGGTATAGCCGTCTTGGTATGTTTGCAATCTCTCGCATTCCGTTGGTGTTAATTTACGAATATAGCCTTCAATTAAAATCCCATGCCTATCTTGTGCGGTTAAAGTATAAAACTTTTTACCTTCACTAAACCTTTGACCGTTTTGGAGTTTATTAACTCTATCTGGAGTCATACATCCAAATAAATATTGACCCATCTTTGCAGCACCTCCCCCTGCTTCACCACATAATGTAACGGCTTTGTCGTGGATATAATAAACTCTATTTGCTTGACTGTCTTTTCTAAAAAAACCAACTTTACCCCTTTGAACTTCCTTATCTAATATTTGTAAAGTTTTATCAAAAGGGACTATAAATTCTTGCAAATTAAAACATTCTTGTTTGTTCTCATGTACTATATCCTTCAACATTATCCCTTTATCTTCAGGTTGTTCAACATCCCAATTGCACCAATATAAACGCCTTCTATTTTGAGCACTAACCAATGCACTATTTATTTCAACTGGTTGAACCCCTAACAACTCACTAATTACATCTTGTTACTCTTTTTTCATTTTAACATTTTCAAGTAAAAAGTATTTTGGTTTGTAATGCTTTAAAACTTCTACATATTTAAAGAATAATTTACTTCGTTCATCGTTAAAATTTAACTGTTTACCCGCAAAACTAAAGCCCTGACATGGTGAGCCACCTATTATTAAATCAGGTTTTTCAATGTCCCAATTTTCCCACTTTGTAATGTCTCCCAATTGTATTATATTGGGGAAGTTTTTTTGTGTGATAGATATTGCGTATTTATCAATCTCGCTCGAATAAGCTCAGTACTATCATTATTTATCCTCTATACAAAAGTTCACTTATGTTATTTAATGTGCTTCTCTATATTTTCAAAATACTCAAAACTACCTACTTTTTCTAACTCATATGACACATCTTCTATTTTTAAAGACTCCTCAAACGTCCCCCTTTTGGGGAAAACAATAGGTCTAATTATCTTTAGCAAAGAAACCAAAAAATCATACTTTTCTTTTGGGTTATTGCCTTTTAATACTTCATCAATTAAATTATTATAGTTTTCCATTTCACCCTCACTATTTCTTGTTTATTATAAGTAATTTAATCCCAATTCGTTTATAAAAACATCTATATGAGTTAATGCGTCATTATTCTAATCTTCCAGAAATCTTCTATGGTTTTTAATTATTTTTAACAACTCTTTTTTTGTTTTTGCTTTTGATATAAGGTCTGTTTGGACAATATCTTGTCCATAGAAATTACACCATTCTAATATTTTTGTTCTAATTTCTTCTATTTCCATTTCACCCTCACTATACAAAAGTTTTTTAAAATATAAATTGATATAATCACCGGCTCTGTTAAATCCACTCACGTTTTCCATTTCACCCTCACTATATACATAATGCGCCTTTTGTTAATCCCAGAAGAGATAATTGGACGTGGTCGGAATCGAACCGATCTGACAACCACCATGGTAAACGTCACTTTACCAGGCACGCCCTTATTATTTCATTCACTATTCTCATTTTTTACTGTATTGTTTATTATGTGATTATTGTAATCGTTAATAATATCTGTTGTTTTTGGGTAATTATTTTCAAAGCAATCAATAGCAAACCCAAGTTTCTCTGTTATTTTCTTTTTTTTCTTAACATTATCACCAAGAATATTTTCTGATAATCTCACATCTGATTCAGCTTCTGATAAAACATATTTTAAAGTTGGCATTATATTTTTTATTTTCTCAGTACTGTTTTCTATCTTGAGAACTTTTTTATCTCTTAATCTTATTTTCTGATTAGCTCGTGCAAGCTGTTCTGTTGCCACTTTCTTTATTTGTTTTATTTCAATTGCAGCTTCTTCTTTTGCTTCTCTATATCCTTTCTTATAACCTTTTCTGGATGATACTTTCAAAAGTTTTCTGAAATTTAACAGTCCCATCTTGCTTTCCTCCCTCATAAACTTTAAATAAGGTTGCTAATAGTATAATAGTCACAATTGCTATTGCTCCTGCTTTTGCAAAAATAATAGCATCTCTCCAAGCTTTTAAAAGGAGTCAGGTCTTTTTTCAGCATACTCAATCATGAGTTTTTGTCTCTTCTTTTCTCTCTCATCTTCGATGACTCTTATTTCTCGCATATATTCATCTTTTGTCATTTCATTCTCCTTATTATTATTTATAATATAGCTTGTTTTTGCTTTTTCATATGATTTTTTTGTTTTATTTCTAATTTATTAAATTCTGTTTCATCACCATCGTCTAAAAAATCAAGTAATTCTATTGGATTAAATTCTATTGCTTCGCTTTTTCCTTTGTGTTTTGCTCTTTTATTGCTTAGGTGGGTTTTGATTATTTGCTTTCTTTTTTGTTCCGTAGGGTATAAATCAATTGTCTTGTCTTTTCTTTGTATACTTGTTATATAATCCTGCCATATCATGCCGTTACAGCCCATCCAGGACAAAAACAACTTATCTCTACACCTTTCCTTTAAAAACTTGATGTGGTTGCTAAAAAACACCTTAGAATTTGATATAGACCCACAGTAGGAAGAGAAAGCAGATTGAGAATGTAAATACCTACCGATATCATCCCATATCACCTTATATTCTTTAACAAGATCATTTACAATCATAATAAATTGATTTTTTGTGCGATCACTATTTATTAAATCTTTAAATTCAGTTAAATACATTTTATAAATGACTTCATCACTTATTTTTACATCTATTGTTAATTTAGTAGGAGTATTTGCAGCCCATTTTAAAAAGAAACTGCAACTAGTTCTGGGGTTGTAAAAGAAAGAGCAAATATCTTTAGGAAGAAATTTCTTATTATCTGGTGCATATCCTTTTTTAAAAGCTAGACCATGTTTTTTAATAATATCTATTATTTCTTCTTCTGTCCATTGTTTTTTAGTTATGTCATTAGGAATGTTATTTCTTTTTAACATATCTTTATCTAAATCAACAATAGAAGCAAATTTACCATTTTTTAGGGCTTTAATATATTTATCTAATTGATGTAACATTTTAATTGCCCTAGGAGTATGTATTGTTGTTTGTTCTAAAGCATTCCATACTTCTAAAATAGAGAGATATTTAAGATATAATTTAGTAGGAGTTTTTAAACTCCTCTTATCTATATCTTTAGATATAGTTAGTTTATTATTACTTAGTTGTTTATTATATAGTAGTTCACTGTTTCCCGTAAGCGGATAGTCCGTAAGCGGGTTCTCGGTAAGCGGGTTCTCGGTAAGCGGGTTGTCAGCAAGCGGTATTTTTGTTTTTTCCAGTACTTTATATGCATATTTATTGAATTTTCCTTTTGCATCTTTTGTTTGTTCTCTTTCTATATATCCATTTTTTATTAGTTCTTTTATTATAGAATTTGTTGCTTCTCTGCCATTTTTAGATCTATTTTTTAGATCATTGACATTTATTTGCCAATTATCAGGTAAACTTAATAAATATGCTAATAATCCTTTTGCTTGCCATGTAAGATTATTGTTGTTTAAGAAGTCTTTATCTAAGATTACGTAAGGATTTTCTTTGTTTTTTTCTACTCTGATTACCATTTAATTCTCCTGTAATAGAAAGACCACCTGCTATAGCACTCTGTAAAGAGTCGTCCCCGCTATGGCAAATGGTCTTTTTATCAATAAAATGCTTGAGTAAAGGGGCGTATTATTTAAGCATTCTGGTTGGTTTGTAATAAAAGTAACTCGACTGAATAAGGTCAGCCGAGTTACTTTTAAGAAGTTTCTCTATTTTTACAATCATGAAAACAATCACTTATAATATAATAAACTTCTTGGGAAAAGTAAAGTTTATTATCTATAAATTAAGTAAAAAATTGACCAAATTGCATAAGTTATTATTAAAAACAATATGCCGACTATTATTTTTATTCTGGCTGGCATATTGTTTGCATAAGCTAATGGGTCTTTAATACATTCATCTATCATATAATCAATAGCTTGTATTCTTGTATCTATAACTCGAAGAGTTGTCACATATGACACTTGATTTTGATATTCATCATATTCTTCTGGATAAACTTTAAGTTCTTTCTCTAAATCACCTAAAGGTTGTATTATACAATAATCTTCAATTTTGTGCTTCTTTGTTCTTTCTGTTAATATTGCAACTATTTCTTTAGCTTGTCTGATCGAGGTTGTCTTTTGCATCCTGTATTTCTCCTTTTTTCTATATCTACAGAGCATTTATCTTCAGCTCTGTGCTTTAATTCTTTTTCACACCATTTGCATGTAACTTCTGAAAGTTTGTCAGTGCTATGTGCTACATAATGTCTTCCACATGCAGTTTTAGTTGAAAAATCTCTATCATATTTATATCGATAATGTACTACAGGTGTTTTTGTTGGTCCCATTAGTCCTCCTCAAGCACTTTAAATAATTTTTTTATTTGCACATATAGTTCTTCATAATCATTATTTATTTTTTCTAATTCTGTTATTAGTTTTATATTTTGGTCAATAAGTATATTGACATTTTTTAGATGAGATGTTAGTTCTTTTCTTAATTCTATTTCCATTTTTCCTCTTGCTTCTTTATATTTACACATATCATACAAGACTTAACAGCTACTCCAAATATAAGACAAGTAATTATCAAGCCTATTATTGCCATTAACGGCTGATATTTAAATCTATTATACTTCATTTTTTGTTTCCTCTTGCTTTACTGCATTCATACATTTTACACAAGAGCTAACTGTTATGGCTATTACAAAGCAAGCAATTATTGCAGCAGCTGCTATTATTATCATTTCTTTTTTCATATTATTTTCCCTTGACAAATTGATAGTTTGCCCTCTTCTGTTTTTTCTGCTTTGCTGATTTGTCCGTTTTGTTTTTTTATTTTTTGTTTTTTTATTTTTTGTTCATCTTTTTTAGTTAAATATATTTCTCTATATCTAACTATTTCTTTTTTGTTTCTTTTAATCCAACGTCTCATTTCAATGCTACCACCAATAATTAAATAAGGAAAGAGACAACCCAGCAAGACTATTAAAAAAACCCAAAAAATTGCAGAGTCTCTTGTCCAAGTTAATTTAAATAAATATATACCAATTAACTTACAAATAAAAACCCATAATGAAATTGCAATTATTGTAATTATTATAGTAAGCCAAATTTTTTTTGTTTTTTTAAAGTACCATTTTAAAAATATTATTATTTTCATACTATAACTCCTTTTATATAATATAGCTGATAAGTCTTTTTATTTATGACTTTTCCATAAATTTAGTTCTTTCATAAGCATTTTTGCACTTAATTCACTCAAATCAGCTGGATCGTTTTCATGTATGTCTAAAATATAAGATTCAACACCAACACCAGCTAACATATTTCCAAGTTCATGTGCCTTTTTTTGTGCTTGTACTTCTTTATCAAAAGCAATATAAACTATTTCAAATCTCTTGCTTAATAAAATAACTTGTTTTCTAGTAAAAGAAGTTCCAAATGTACCAACAGCACCATCTCCAAGTCTTAATACATCAAATAATCCTTCAACAGCTACACAACATTCATTATTAGCATTATCAATATTATATACTATATCTTTGTGATGCAATGCTTCTTTTTTTAATTCACAAGCTTTGTATTTTGGCCAGCTTTTTTCTGTATAGTCTCTGCCTTGATAGCTCACTATTTTGTTTTCAAAATATATAGGAAATATTATTCTGTATGCTTGTGGTCCAGCTATTCCGCCATCTCTCAAATCATATTTTCGTGTAATATAATCAGCATCAAATTTTCTTTTTTCAAGATATTTCTTTTGGCATTTTCTTAATTTATTTTTATTTGTTAATTTTATTTCTTTTATATCATTATCTATTTGTGTTTTTTTCTTAATAGCTGAATAATTTTGATATTGTTTTTGTATATAAACAGCTTGTCCAAAACTAATACCAAGTATTTCTTTTATTAACTCTACTGTATTGTGCCATCCGCATTTCCAACAATTATAATGTCCTGTTCTTAAATTAAAACCACCATGATTTGTGTCGTCGTCACAGAAAGGGCATTGAATATTTATCCAACCATGCTGGGTGTTTGGTCCTGTGTCCCAGAATTGTATTTCATTATCTTCTATGAATTTTTCTATATCAAAAGTCATTTATTTTTCCTGTTATATTTACTTGTGTTCATTCTTTTACGTAATGTCCAAATATCTCCTTTCATGCTCCCACGTATTTTTTTATTGTCTCTTTTTTCAAAATACCCAAACATATCCCGCCACATCATCGCCCAAGCACAGACACAGATCATTAGTGCATTTCTTTTCATTACATCCTCTCTTTTAATTGTTTTGTTAAAGAAAAGCTTTCTTCAGCAGCAATTCCATCAACTACCGCATTAGCAACTTTTCTTTTTTCATCTAAATTTTCAATCATTATTTCATCTATAGTGTTTTCACCTATTAAATAATAACAATTTACTGAATCTTTTTGTCCACTTCTGTGCAGCCGGTCTTCTCCTTGATCATGGTCGGTGCTGTTATCAGCAAATTCAACAAAAGCACAATTGCTGCACACTTGCTGCAAACCATCAACACCAACACCTACACTTAATAGTTGAGCAAAGAATATATTGATATCATCTTTTTCAATAAAATCATTTATTGCTTTTTCTCTTTGTTTCCCAGCTACTCCACCATAAACATACACAGAATTTTCTTTAAATTTTTCTTTTAAAAACTCCATTACTTTTCTGTGATAAGTATACACCACTAATTTTTTAGTGATTTCAACAAAGTCTTTTATCCAGTTGACTATAAAATCACTTTTCATAGCAAATGCTTCTATTTTTATATTGGCAAGTTCTATCTTTTCAGCAATTCCAACACTGTCTTTAAATCTATTTTTTGCTTCTATGTAGTCTTTTGAAATAGTAACTTCAAAAGGCACTGTGATTATTTGTTTAGATGGTAGGTTAGGAAGTATGACACTTTTTTCACGTCTTAACATTATTAGTTTTATAAATTCATGTAGTTCTTCAATATTGCTTGCACCTGTAAAAGTTAATCCAAATCTATTATGTTTTGGTCCACAATATCTATTTTTATATTTCCATTCATTATTAAACACTTCTTTCATCAATAAATTTAAAGTAGGAAAGAATTGAGCGGGACAACTTTTTATCGGCGTACCACTTAATGGTAAAATATATTTTGCTTTTTTAGCTACTTTCATATATGCTTTTGTTCTTTTTGATTTTGTATTGCCTCCATATTGGCACTCATCAGCAATTACAGTTTTAAATTTAGTTAGTATCAACTCTTTCATCCAATAAAAGATAATATCCCAATTGATAATATAAGAGGTATTTGGTTTTAAAGCATATGGCTTTTGACCGTATATTACACCGACATTATAATTCCCACCAAATTGTTTGTATGCTTTTTTCCATTGGTTTTTAATAGTTGCTCTTGTAATTATGAGAGCTGGACAACTATCTCCAATAGTGTATAACCATGACAAACTTTCGACAGTTTTGCCAGCTCCCATAGGATCAGCGATTAGTCCTCTTCCTTTGTTGAAAATAAGGAATTTCAAGCATTCTTCTTGATAAGGTCGTAAATAATCAGGTGTATTAGCAGGGAGTTTAGTTTCTTTCCACTTATTAGGATCAATAACTTCTTTTTTTATTTCTTTACTTACATCTGTATTGATTTTTTCCAATGTATTGATTTTTTCCAATTGTTTAATGGTAATATTATTATTTGGTACATTCCATGTCTTAAGAGTTGGGTTATATCTCCTGCCTTGTATTTCTTTAATAGCATCTAATAATACAGGAAAGCTTTCAAGATCATTAGGTGCTATTTTAAGAGATAAGATTTTTTCATTTATCTTTTTTGCTATCACTGGCATTTTCAATCTCCTTAATTGTAGTACAATAAAATCTAGTATTAAAAAGAGTATACCCAAGTCTTTCTTCCGTTGCTTCTATTTCTAACATCAGTTTATGAAATGTTGAGCCTCTAATAAAACAATATCCATTTCTAATTCCATATTTACATGAATTACAATCTAATTTTAGATCTTCATCAGAATTTATTATGCACCAAGGACAAAAATCACTGCTTAATCCACCAAAACCACCTATATATCTCTGAATTAGGTTATAAGTATGTGTGCAGTCTTTTTCTTTCCAAGTAAGTAGTTCTATTTCATCTTCTTTGCTGAAATAGCTTGTTTTTATGCCATTGTTTTCTATTAGTTTTTGTTTTGCTTGCATGAATTTAATTAGTTTTTGTTTATAGGTTAACACCATTTGTCTCCTTATTGTTTTTATTTAATATAAATTACATAAATATAATGACCAAACATAAACATCCCCATTACAAATAAGATCATTATCTATTTTCCCATAGCATTGTTGATATTTGTGAAAAGTGATAATCTATTTTGCGATATGTCCAAGAATATCTATTGATTAGTTCTTTTTTGACGGCTGTTTTTGTGATTTTTTTATTAAAGAAACATAAATTGTCTTTAATAACTAAATCTATTATTTTTTTAGTGTCTTCATCAAGAGCAGAAATAGATTGTTCAAGTGCTAATTTCATGTCATTTTTGTCATAATAACAAAGATTTGAATTCATAGCAATTGTCATATCATCAACAGGAATTTCTCTAACATAGTTTTTTATAATATACCAATTGATTTTTTTCCACATAGAAGATAATAAATACTTAGCAAAACAACCAATAGTATTATCATGAGTATTAGCACATTCACAGAAGATTACATTTGCTTGACTAAGTATGTCATTGTAATCAACCCTATATTTTCTCGCTATCTTTCCAGCAGTGCTTCTTATTAAATTGATGTTTTCATTATAAAGTGTTTCCATTACTGCTTTCCTTCTTTTAATTTTTTACCTAGACCCAGACCAAGATCTAGATCTAGACCCAGACCCAGACCCAGACTCAGACCCAGACCTAGGCCAAGACTCAGACCCAGATCTAGACCAAGACTTAGACCAAGACCAAGACCTAGATCTAGACCCAGACCTAGACCTAGACCCAGACCTAGACCTAGACCTATATCCAGACCTATATCCAGACCTAGACCTATATCCAGACCTAGACCCAGACCCAGACCCAGACCAAGACCCAGACCCAGACTTAGACTCATTGATTTTTATTGCTGTTTTCATTATTTTTGATCCTTTGGTAAATCATATGTTTCTTCTGATACTGTAATTGTTTTACTCATGTTTGTCTCCTTCTTTTAA